TCATCAATGTCAGCAAAATTCGGTGTGGATATAAAAGGATTAAAAAATATAGATAGTGTATGGATGGATAATGCTTCATTTAAAGATGTTTCTGGTAAAGCAACATTTACTCAATCAGAAACAGACGAAGTAACATCATACTTATCAACAGTTGGTAAGATTTTTAGACGAATAAATTCATCATTGTTAGAGAAGTTTATAAGACTTCAAAATTCAATGGTAGGGAATTTGTCTGGTGCTAGTCTGAAAACATATAATAATTTAAAAGTAAGACAAGGACAAACTATCAAAAATGTAAGGCAACACGCTCAAGGATATCTTGACCATATTGCAAACCATTTTGATAAGAATAAGGACAAAGTAAAGACACTCGGAGCAAAAGAAAAGATTGAAAGAAATAAGAACGAGTATCTGAGAGAGTTTAAGAAACATATCAGAAATATAGAAAGTGTCATTTCTTTTCAACAAGCCCTTGTGGCCGCAAAGATGTTAATTGTTAAAAAGTTGAATTCAGTTAAACAACTGACGGACACCTTTATAAAAACGAAAAATGGATTTAAGGTTACAAATCCAGAAGGTTATGTCGCAATTAATAATGATGGTAAGGCCGTAAAACTTGTTGATAGAATGGAGTTTAGTTTTAATAACTTTACTGCAATAAAGAATTGGGATAAGTGATGTTAAGATTTAGACAGTTCATAAGTGAAAGAGTTGATACTACTGCAACTGCATCAATAACAGAACTTTTTCCAACACTTGCATTTAATTTAAAATTTAAACCATCATCAGTTGAAGATTTTAAAAAGTTTTTATATAAATTAGATTTAAAAAAAGATAAAAATTCTTTTGTAGTAGATGCAAATAAGAGTGCTGGTGTTGCAGTCATTGATTCATTGACTTCATTACCAGAAAAACTAGTAAAAACAAAAATAGAAAATGCAATAGGTATTACAAATTACTTGTATGATATTAATAGAACTAAAAAGATAAAAAAAGTAGTTTGGGGATATAGACAAAAACCATCTGGTATTCCAAAAAATCACGCTGGTGATATTTTTATATTTTTTTCTAATGGAGATACACTAGGAGTTAGTTTAAAAGCTGGTGAAAAGAAATCTAAAGAACCATTACTTAATAGTTATGTAAGTACACAATATAAAAAATTAAATAAAGAAAGTGAGATTAAAAAACTAGAGGATGATTTGTGGGATAGTGTTTATTCAAAAATACCTGGCATAGATAGTATTGCTAATAAAAATAACTATATGTCAAATAAGAATGGTGTTAGACAATTATACTTAGATTTTTTTGTTGAAAATGAAAAAGGAGCAAATGAATTGTACACTATAATGTTAAAAGTATGTAGAGAACATTTTTGCGATATAGTAAATTCATTAAGTTTAGATGAATTTAAAGATTGGGTTAAAAATAATTTTAATTTACAAGATGCAAAAGAAAAAATTCCATTAATTTTAGTTAAAGCTGTAGGTAAAACAGCAGAACAAAAGAATGATGACCTTGCATCTTTATTACCACTTATTAATAATTTTAAAGCATATTTAAATAAAAGTTCAGTTCAAGAGTGGTTAATTGATATTGAAACACCAGAGGAAAAGAAAACAATTAAAATGAATATTAGAAGTGATTCTGGTGTAAGAGCTGGTAAGAAATTAGCAAAACTTGGTAGACTTGGTAAATTTACTTCACTTAAATTGCAATATAACGGATTGATTTAATGAAAACATTTAAACAATTTATAGAAGCACCAAGAATACCTAGAAAGAAAGGTCAACCAGCAGGGTCTGATAAACATTCTGATTTATATACAGATGAGAATCCTAAAGGTACAATACACGGACTAGGATTTAAAGATGAAAAGACTGCAAGGGCAAGTATAAAGAAAATAAATAGTAGTGATAAAAAACACGCACATAAAATACAAGCTGCGATTGCAATGGAACAAAGAGCAAAAGTTGCTGGTAAAACTAAAGAGGCTGCAATCTATCGTGCTTATATAGAGAAGATGAAAAAGAAAACAAAGGAAATGAACAAATGAAGACATTTACAGAGTTAAAAAAGTATGTTATGGATTTGGATAACGATGTAAGAGATATGTATTCTGTTGACCAAGAAGTTGTTGAGATTATGGATAAAGAAAATCTTGATGAAGTAACTGCAATTTCTAAGTTTATACAAAGAGCAAGAAAAGCAGGAAGAAAGTTAAGAGCTAAGTCTGCATTGTTTTTAAAGAAAAGAATGAAATCTCTTAAAAGGTATAAAAAACCAGAAGCAATTAAAAGAATTGCAAGAAAGAAAGCAATAGATTTGTTAGTGCAAAAGATATACAAACTTCCATATAGAAGTTTACCTATGCAGAGAAAAGCACAGATAACTCAAAACTTTTTATCTAAACCGAATGTTAAAAAGAAAATTAATAAGATTGCGAAGAAACAAGAAAGAAAAGTAAGAATTGCAGACAGAGAGAGAATTGCAAAAATGAGAGCAAAAAAATGATGGAAGATGGCCCTATGAAAGAACACATTAATAGAAGTAAAGAAGGTGTAATTGTTGCAAAGTATATCACTTACACTTTAAAAAATGGTATGTTGGTAAAAGATGTTAGTACGAGAAAATATATGAAATCATCTAAAGGTGATTACATAGATACATCTAGCAGTGAACCAATAGTAGAGGTGGGAAATGAAACTTAGAGAGTTATTAGAAGAAGAGGTATCAAGAAAAGATATAAATGATTTAGAAAAATTTGCAGATAGAATATTAAAAAAATATGGAGTTGATATAGAATTTACTAAACACTTTGTAGATAGAATGAATGACCCAAGAAATAGTCCAGAGATAAAAGTATCTGAATTACAAAGGTTTTTTAAGAAGATTCAAAAAAACAAAGCAAAGAATATAATAAACAACCCAGACATACAAGCTGTTTTAAAAGATATGTCAACTAATTTAAATTTACCAGTTGTTATTAAAACAAAAGGTAATGAAATAGAAGTAACAAACAAGACTATTATGAGAAAACAAAACTTCAAAACACCTAATAAGGTTATTAAGTACGAATCGTTTAGAACTTTTTCAGAAGCAACTGAATCAGTTATATTTACATTTGGTAGATTTAATCCACCAACAACTGGCCACGAAAAACTAATAGAAAAAGTTAAGAAGATTGCTGGTGGAGATGATTATTATATATTTCCATCACATTCTCAGAACAATAAGAAAGACCCTTTACCACTTGCAAAGAAAGTTGCATATATGAGAGATATGTTTCCAAAACATAAAAGAAACATAATCGCAAATAACAAATTAAAAACAGTTTTAGATATTGCAGTTTACTTTCACCAACAAGGTTATGTAGAATTAAATATGGTGGTAGGTTCGGATAGAGTTGCAGAGTTTAAAAAACTATTGACAACATATAATGGTCAAGAAAAACGACACGGTTTTTATGATTTTGATACTATTAATATTTTTAGTGCAGGCGAAAGAGACCCAGATGCAGAAGGTGTTACTGGAATGAGTGCATCTAAGATGAGGGCAGCTGCAACTAATAATGATTATGATACATTTCAAAAAGGATTACCACGAGGTTTTAAAAATGGTAATCAATTATTCAAGGATGTGAGGAAAGGTATGAACTTAAAAGAGAATTCAAAATACTCTGATGAAGAAATTGAAAGAGATTTATATGTCAGAGGTGCAATCTATCAAATCGGAGATTTAGTAGAAAATATAAATGATGGAACTAGTGGTGAGATAATTAGAAGAGGTACTAACTATGTGCAATACACAGATGGTGAAAATGTGCATAAAGCATTTCTTCATTCAATAAAAGAAACAAAAAAAATAACAAAAACAAAACAAGACTCAGATATAAAAGACAGTCCAGGCTCTGAACCAGCAAAGTATTATGCAAAAGGTGTAGGTGATAAAAAAGGAATGTCTGTATCTACTAAAAAGGCAAGAGATGCCCATTTTACAAAGGGAGCGAAAATGGACGATGATAACCCAAATGCATACAAACCAGCGCCTGGTGATAAAGATAAGAAAACTAAACCATCACAATATACTAAAAAGTTTAAACAGATGTATGGTGAAGTTTCAGAAAAAAGAATAGACCCAGCAGATGTTGATGATTTTGCAACAGATGATGATATTAAAGCTGCAGATAAAAATATTATGATGCAGTTAAGAAAGTCTGTATCTTTACGAGGTAATTTTCCAGTACAATTTATGGATAAGAAGAAAGTAAAAGTTTCATCTAAGATTGCACAAGCAGTTCAATCAAAATATGATTCTATGAAAAAAGCATCTGATAAAGAAAAATTTCAGAGTAAAATTTCTAAATCATATAAAGATTTATTAAAGGCATTAAAAGAACAATTAGAAGTTGACGAGAGTTTATGGGCAAACATTCATAAAAAAAGACAAAGAATAAAACAAGGTTCTGGTGAGAAGATGAGAAAGAAAGGTGAAAAGGGAGCACCCACACCAGCACAATTACAAAGAGCAAAAGGTGAAGAAACTGATATAAAAGAAATGCCTTATTATAGAAAAATCTATGATAAGATACATCAAATGACTCACCCTAGAGGTTATGATAGGATACTTAAAATGTACATACAAATGCATAAACAAGGACATAGAAATCCTGCTCAAGCATTAGGACAAATGGTAAAAGGTGTTGATGCAAGAGATGTTGCATATTACATTAATGGTTTAGTAAAAAAAGGTAAATTACCATCTGACCTTGCAGCTAAAGTTGATTTTGAAATAGATGAATCTGTAAATCTTACTGAGAAGATTGCTGGTCTTGTTAAGAAATCACAACAAACTGGTGTTCCTTATGGTATTCTAAAGAAGAGTTATGATAGAGGACTTGCAGCTTGGAAAACTGGACACAGACCAGGCACTACTCCACAACAATGGGCATTTGCAAGAGTGAACTCAATGTTAACTGGTGGTAAAGCAGACCCAGATTTACAAAAACAAGCAAGAGCATCTAAAAAGAAAAAGAAGAAAGAATCATATGAAATAGGAGAACCTTATGCTAGACATACATTTGATGTTACACCAGGCCAAGATTATGAACAGTCAGTCAAGTCAAAGGTTGCGAGTGAATCCAACATACAAGACTGGTTTGAAAGACCGTCTACTAGAAAAGAGTATCAAGAAAGATACAAAGATGAATGGGAAGAAAAACTCCAAGAAACCTATAATCTTATGAGGTCAAAGATTTCTAAAGATGATTTAGAAGATAAATATATAGAGAAATTAGACATAGTAGAATCTGAATATCAAGGTCGTAAAGTTAAGTTAAATGACCCATTTAGACTACCTAGTGGAAGTAATAAAAAATTTGGTGTTTATGTGAAAAATGAAAAAGGTAATGTAGTTAAAGTGACTTTCGGCGATCCAAATATGGAAATAAAAAGGGATGACCCTAACAGATTAAAGAGTTTTAGAGCAAGACATAATTGTGATAATCCTGGCCCAAAAACAAAGGCACGATACTGGAGTTGTTATCAGTGGAGAAAAGGTGCAAAGGTTGATAATTAGGAATAAATATGACAACATATAGAAAAACTATGACAGAGATGTATCAACAAGTTAGGGAAAGAACACTGACTCCAAATGAGTTGAAACGCAGAGAAGAGATTGCAAAAGATTTACCTTTAAAAGATTTTGAAAAAAGATATGGTAAAGAAAAAGGTATGCAAGTTAAAATGGCAGTTGCAACTAAAATGGCAAAAAAAGAATCTTTTGAACTTGATGAAGTATCAATGACGAATCCTCAGTCATTGTCATTAACAACAAAAGATGCCCTTGTTGTAAGAGCAAAACAACTTAGAGAAAAGGGACTTGGTTTGAAAGCAAGAATAGAAATTGCAAATAAAATTGAAATTAAATCACCATCTTTATTTAAGTATTATCGTGAATTAGAAAAAAAAGGTATTAAAAAGGGGCCTGAAGTTAAGAAGTTTGATAAACAACTTATGTCTGCACTTGCAAAGAAGTTTGGACAAGATATTGCAAAGAAAACAGAGAAGGCACTAAAAGAAGAACTTAATGAAGATGGACATAGTGATGTTCCATCAATGATTAGAAAATGTAAAACAGTTATTGAAGATGCAAATGAGATTATGAGTAAACTAAACTCTATGGACAAGGAAGGTTCACTACCAACTTGGTGGACTAATAAACTTGCAGTTGCATCAAACAGTATGAATAAAATGAGAGATTATATTCTGAACCCTATTGAAGAAAGTGTTATTATGGAAAAAGAAGGTGATTTAGAGGATATGAAAAAAGTTGTTGAAGAACTTAAAGGTGCATCTAAAAAACATTTAAGTCAGGCAGTTCGTATTGATAGATTAGATTTAGAAAACAAAACACTAGATACTATTTGTGATGAATTAAGAGCTGCATCTAAAATGCATTTAGGTCAATCCAAAAGAGTTCAATCGCATATTGGTATGATGGAAGGTGATGCTACTGATGCCGCCAAAGAATTGATTAATAGAGAAAAAGAGAGAATGAAAGATAAACACGACACAATTATGCAAAGAGCAAAAATTAAAGATGTTACTGATGCAAGTCGTGATAAACAAGGAGAAAATTAATGACAAAGTATTTTGATACAAAAAATGGAACTTTGGAAAATGCCGTGTTATCTATTTACGAGAAAAAATTAGACCCAGTAAATAAAGACGCTGTAAAGAAAAAGTTTGACGATAGAAAAGATAAAGATATTGATAATGATGGAGATGTTGATTCAAGTGATAAATTTCTTCACAAGAAAAGAAAAGCAATATCTAAAGCAATGAAAAAAGAAACTGAAAAGGAATCAAAAATGTCTAAGAATGAAAACGCATATTTTAGAGTTGATACTATGAGAGATGCTCTAAAAAAAGTATGGAGTGATTCAGTAAAAGAATCTGACGCTTATGAGAATGATAGATTTATTGTTAAAGGTGGTAAGGTTAAAAAAGATAATTCAAATACGCCTAATAATAAGAATCACATTTTTGCCCCTAATGCTAAAATTGCTAAACAACTTCATAGTCAAGGTAAAAGAGTTTATAAAGAATCATTAGAAGAAAATAAACTAGAAGATTCACCTAACCCAGCCAACCATTGGCATATGTGTGCAAAAAATGTAGTACACGAAAAATGGGGTAGAGGTAATACAATACACTCAATGCACGCCGACCCAGATAAAAAAGGTATGGTTGAATGGTATGATATTTGGTTTCAACACGGAATTGAAAAACAAGTTCCAACTAAAGACTTAGAAATAGTTCACGAAGAAGGACACGAAAACCATAAGAAAGACAAAAAAGACAAAGAACTTATCAAAAGTAAAAAAATGAATAAAACTATGACTGGTAAACCAATGTCAGATATTGAAACTTCTAAAGAAGAAAAAAAATCTGCATAGGGTTGACAAGCTACGATAGTGTGTTATAATAACAGAATGAAAAGAGAGGTAAAGTGAAAAATTTTTATGATGTTTATAATTCTACATTAAGCGAGAAAGAGGAATTACCAACACTATTTTGCGATATGGATATGGTGTTGGTTGATTTTTTAGGAGGTGCCGATAAAGAAGTCGGTCAAACCTTTGTAAAAATGGATAATGCAAAAAGATGGGCAACTATTCACAAGAATAAATCCTTTTGGGAAAACTTAGAATGGATGCCTGGAGCAAAGAGATTATGGAGTTTCGTTAATAAATATGGTTCACATATATTATCTGCATATTCAACAAAAGATAGTAATTGTGTGCCTGGTAAAATGAAATGGTTGAGAAAGAATTTGAGTTTAACACAGAGAAGCCGTATACATTTAGTAAGGCGTTCTCAAAAACAAGATTTTGCAATGACAAACAATAAACCTAATGTTTTAATTGATGACCACGCTAAAAATATTAAAGAGTGGAAATCAAAAGGTGGTATCGGAATACATCATATGTCTGTGAGTACAACATTAAACGAATTGAAAAAATTAGGTTATAAATAGTTATAAAACTATAAGGAGAAAACAATGAGTTTATGGAGTATGAATGATGGCTCCGCTTTATCTGGTACTCACACTTACACGAATGGAAGTGCGATTGTACAAGCTAATGCAAGTGGAGCATACAAAACCGAAGTAAAAATCGGTGATGTAGTCACTACAGCTGGTGGAGAAAAAGTGAGAGTAAAAGACCTTACACCACCTAGAACAGTTGCTACATCTGCTGTAAACGCAAGTAATGAAAGAATTACCATTACTTCACACGGATATACTGCAAACACACCACTCACATATAGTGCAGCTGGTGGAACTGCAATCGCTGGAATCACAGACGGACAAATCGTATTTGTTAAAACTGTTCACGATGCAAATACAATAGATGTATCTGCAACAGAAGGCGGTTCAGTAATTAATATAACTGGAACTGGTAATAATTCACAAACATTTATTGGTGAAACAAATACTGGTATGACATTAACATCTGATTTTGGTGGAAGTACAGAAAGTGGTGTTGCCGCAACTGTATCAAGACCACCAATAAACGGACACGGTGGAACTATTGATAGCACTGTATTTGGTATAGATGAAGGTGAATCTGTTGCTGGTGTTGATAATGTGACTGATATTGCATTAACATCAACTACTGGTGCAAGATATGTACAAGCACCAACTATTACTGTTGCAGGGCCAACTGCAAGAGTTCTTACAACTGCAAATGTTTCACTTGCAAACGATACATTTACCATTACAGGCCACAATATGAGAACTGGTACATCTATAACTTATAATAGTCAAGGTGGAACTAATCTTGCACAAAATAGTGGTAACATTACAGATGATACTGAATTATTTGTTATTCGTGTAGATGCAGACACTATTAAGTTAGCAAGTTCACTTTCTAATGCACAAGCTGGTACTGCACTTGATATGACTGGTGGTTCTAGTAATGTTGGTAATAACTCACAAACATTAACTGGTACTACTGCAACTGCAACTGCCACAGTTTCTGGTGGAGCTGTTTCTGCAATTACTGTAACAGCAGTAGGTTCTGATTATCAATCTACACCAGCTGTAACAGTTGAAGCACCAAAAATGACAATTCCAACTGGTAATGTAAATGCTGGTACTAATGTAATCACATTTACTGGACACGGACTAACAGATGCTGACCAAATCACTTACAACCAAGTAGGTGGTGGAACTTTAATGACCAATGTAACTAACGGACAAACTGTATTTGTTAGAGATAAAACTGACGATACCTTTAAGATTGCAGCTACTGAAGGTGGAACTGCGATTAATATTGGTACTGGTCATAGTGCTCAAACATTTACTATTGTAACTGGTGCAACAACAGCAACTGCTGTAGCTTCAACTGGTTTAGGTAATGACGGTGATAGTAACACCACAGAACTTAGCCATGTAGGTTGGGTTAAGAAAACAGTAGGTACTGGTGGTCGTGCTGGTAGAGTTCAATATGAAACTCTAGTTGCTGCTTCAAGTATTTCTGGTGATGCTGCTGATGATATCGCACTACCAGATAGCTAGAATCTAAATTATAGGAGTATATTATGTCTTTGGAATTAAAAGATATTGAGACGAGAAAACAAGAATTACAAGTTGAATTATCAAAGGTAGAGAATCAACTTGTAGAGGCACTCAAACAAGTAGAGTCGTTGAAACAAACTAAATTCTCTATCGCTGGTGCCATAGCGCTTTGTAATGAATTCGGTGAGAAAACTGATGTCGGAAAAGATGAAAATTCTGATGCCGACAGTAACATTCCCCACACTATTGCTGGGGTTTAGACCATAGGAGATAAAATATGGCTGATAAGAAAATTACTGCGTTAACAGACTTAGGGTCTGGTATCGCAACTGCTGATTTATTTCACATTGTAGATGACCCAACTGGTACACCTATCAATAAGAAAATTTCAGCTGCGAATGTATTTAACTATATTCCAACATTTATTGCAACTAACAGTACAGAAGCACTAACTAATACTTCTACTGCTGTTTCAGTTTCTACTGCTGTTTCAACAGTTGATTCATCTGGTGGTGCAGTAACTGTAACACTTGCAGCTGGTGTAACTGGTCAGTTGAAGACAATTATTTGTACTACTGCTGGTAATAACATCACTGTAACTCCTGCCGCCACAGTTGGTTCTGGTACTACTGTTGTACTAGATGCCGCTGGTGAATCAGTATCATTAATGTATACTGGTACTGCTTGGGCTGCAGTTGCAACTTCATCTTTCGCAACAAGTATTGCTACTGTCATTCAGTAATGTCTGACTTAAAGATGAAAAGTAAAAAGATGGGTGACCATCTAGATACTATGTTGAAAAAATATAAGAGAGGTGAAAAAATAGGTTTCACTGCTCTTGCAAGACTAAAGGCACGAGGTTTAATTCCTCGTGCTGATGGTTCAAAGAAAAAAAATAAATTAGGGAAATCATAATGATAGATTTTAAACAGTATATTACTGAACTACGAGGGCCGAAGCCTGCGAACTCTAATGCACAACACGACTCCGACCACGATATGGTTGATGTGTCTGATGATGGTGTTGTTAGAAAACTTAATTCATTTTTGGGTTGTATTGCCGAAATGGATCATATGTTACCAGAACAAACTATTAGTGTTGTGAGAAGAAGACTTGCAAGTATTGGATTAACATTTCCAAATATTGATGTAGTAGAAGATTCTGGAAACATATCTGCACCGTTAACACAATTCGGTGGTAGATTTGGTAAAGACATTGACACACCTCACAATGAGTTTGTTAATGATGATGGTATTTCACATAGAGTTGAAGGTGGTCGTTCCATTAATTTTGTTTATGAAAAAAAAGAAAATGGAAAATTCAAGGTCACTGCCGAAATTAAATAATGTTTGAGAAAATAACTGTTGATAATGTTATGATGTATGCGATGAAACATTATAATAATCCTCAAGGGGATAATGAAAAAGAATTTCTTGATGATATGAAGAGATTCAAATATATTAAGAGATTGTTGAGAAAGTATCAAGACAATGGGCCTTTGAAAGAACGATTGATTTTAAATCACATAATTGTTTTAAATAATGTCTTTGGTGCAGATGCGTGTTCAACACTTTTATTATTTAAATTAGAAACTTCGTTATGGAAATATATAAAACCATTTATGGAATTTTTAAAAATTCTTCCAGAAGGTGAGTTAAAAAATATAGAGAATGACGAAAAAGTAGAAAGTATTTTAAGGAATATTTAATGGGAACTGCGATAGATTTATTTGTAACTTATAGGTTTATTAAATTATTAGTAACGCCTTTTGAAAAAACTGATGCATTTAAACTTGGTATTATTAACGAAAAAGGTTTACGACAAGTCGTGCCTGGAACAACAAAACCAACACCTCTTTCAACAATCAAAGAAAGAAATGCATATACTGTTCTCCACAAGTTAGTATTCAATATTAAAAGAATTTTTGCAAGAGTGCCTGGACTAGGTTCTAAAGTTGGAACTTATGCAGCTGCACTTTTTTTATTAAAGGACACATTCAAAGAGGGTGTTGACCCTAAAATGTTTGAAAGAGAATTTTTAAAGTTTATAAAAGAAAATGATATTAAACTAGATGACACGATTACTGAAGAAGTTGATTTAGTTGATGGTAAATTACCAAAAGGTGTTTATAAACTGTCAAACGATATTATAAAAGATGATGATGAGGATATACCTTTATTAAAAAAAGATGATGATGTGGAAACATTAGAGGACACATTACCATCTGATACAGTATTAGGAGTTCCAGTTTTTGCAGTCCTACATACTAATAGTAATAGTAAGATTTTTGTAAGTATGGATGATATTGAACCAGTATCAGTAGAAGATGCACTAGGAGAAATTTAATGGATAAGAAAAAATATGTAAGAGTAGACCCTTTCACTGGATTCCCAGAAAAAGATGTAAAAGAAGATGCACCGACAACATCTACTGCTGGTGTTGCAGCCACTGGTGATGACCCAACAGTTGCTATGAAAAAGAAAAAGAAAAAATTATATGATGGTAGAACATCTATTGCAAAGAAATTTGTTCAAAGAATACTGAAACAAAGGGAAGCAAGAAGAGTTTCAGAAGAAGTTGAACTTGATGAAAAAGTAAAACAACCTAGACAATTAATTAATCCTAGTAAAGAAGTTATGGTTGTAAAAAATAATAAAGTTATCGTAGTTGATAAAAAAGATTTGAAACAATACACATCAAAAGGTTGGTCTCTTGCAGAAGAAGTTGAACTTGAAGAAATGAAAAAAGTAGAGATAAAACTTAATAGAGGAAATGTTGACAGAGATATACAAAAAATTGTAAACCATATAAATCTAATTAACAAAAAGAGTAGACCAAATCAGCAAATCAAAA